TATTACCTGTATCTAAAATAATTTCGTTAGAGTCTGACACTCTAATTTTATAATTACCTGTTTCTAAATAAACTGTTTTTGACATCTTGTTCCTTATTTTAGGGAGTGTTGCCACTCCCTAAAAAAATTACTTATTACAGTGCAGTTAACACCAACACGTTTGATGTTGAGTCATCTGATACTGCCCAAGTATATCTGTTGTTAGAAAAATCTCTACAAGTTCTGTTGTAAAGTTTTTTAATTGTAACACCGTCTCCTGTGCCACCAACGTAACCTAATAGGTTCATTTCGCCATCTGCTAAAGCACCTGCATCTTTATTTACAAGTGTACAGATTCCGTCAGTGCCTGAGCCGTCGTTAGCATCGTTAACTTTAAATTTGTTAACAGATCTTTGACTTAAGATTATACCTGTGTTTGATATTGCTTCTCCAGTAACTTTTACGTTAACTGTGATATTTTCTGACGCTTCGCTACCTACTTCATCAAGTACAGTTCCGAAGTATCTTTTGTTTACCGGTCTTCCCATTTGTTTTCTCCTTTTTTGACGTTCTAGGTCTACGAGGTTGTGTCCCCATAAGTCCAGCCGAAACTGGCCCAAAACATATGTTTACAAGAGTATTTATCGTTTGCTGAGTGATGCCAATAGCTCTACTTTTGAGAATTTTTTTGCTAGTTCTAAGGCTTGTACAAGCACTTGATTGGCTTGTTCTAAATAGTGTTCACGTTTGGTCCTGCGATAATCCACTAGTATGTTGGTGTATTCATCATACATTTTATCCAATGTGCGTTCCAGTCTTTTGATGTCGTTTATGAATATGCCGTGATTGCGTTTCCACACTTGTAATCTTTCCTGATATTCTTTAAATTCTACAAGCAGTTGTTCATGTTTCATACAATTATTTAAAATGTTTTACAAGGTCTCTTGTGCCGTATGACACCAAAAATTTTACTCCTGCTCGCTTGTAAACTTCAGCAATTTCCAGTTGATGTTGGAATGTGGGCAGTCCTCTATACTCATCAGACACTTGATATAACCCAACAGGTTCATACATACCACACTGTATATTTGAAAACACACCCAGACTGTGCTGTGCTGGTTTTAACAAAATGTAATCTGCTTTTTGTTTTTGATAATCATTTGCATGAGCAATCATGCTCCAATTGTTGCTGATCGGCAGTTGATAACTTCTGCCTGTGGTTGGTGTGCTGTTGGCTAGATCTCTGAATGCACTGTAAAACACACTGCGATATTTTACATAAGCCATCACAGGTTTATTGGTTTCTGTTTTTAAATTTCTTACAGTGTGATCGCCCATGTCCGAAGGAGCCAGTATGTCTGCACCTGCTGACTCTAATTTTTTACCCAAATCAATCAACAGTGCTTCACTGGTGTCTGGTTTATCCAACACTCTACAATGTCCATCTGGCAGTGTGGAACATAGACACACATCCACAATTAATTCTATATTTGGAAAACGTGTTTTAATTTTATTCACAACCTCAGCATTAAAACTCCAATCAGGAGTCCATGTTTTGGTATCAGGAGTTATAAACAACAGGAAACTGTCTACTCCAACATCAACATCTTGTTGAATTCTATCTAGTATGGTGTCTTGTGAATAACTGGAATTTTCTAAACCTAATCCAGCCGTCTTATTGCTACCAGATTGGTTCACAAAGATTGGCTGGATTAAGTCCATCGTGTTTTACTTCTTGTCTTTTTTAGGAAGTGCCGCACACTGTTCTGTATCTGCTGGTAAGCCAGCATTTTTGTCATAGATCCAAACGTATGAGTATGTTACTTTGTCATCACTCACTTGACATTTTTTTCCAAATGCTACTCTTGGTTCTTTGATAGAACAAGCAGACACTAACAACATGGTTAAAAGTATCGCGATATATTTCATTTAAGTTCCTCGTTTTAGAGTTTCCAAAGTTAATTATAGCACATTTTGGTTTGGATGTCAAGATTTGAAAAGGCGACAAAATTGACATAAAAAAAGGGGGCCGAAGCCCCCTTTAGTGTATTCGTTAACGTTAAGATTAACTGAATGATGTGTTCGATACACCGATCGTTTCAACATAATCAGCCGCGTTACCTAAAGATGACGCTGTGTTGTTTAACTCTACATAACCATATCTAGTCATGAAAGAAACAACTGGCTCAAAAGTTGATGGATCTAGAACAACACCAGAAGACATTAACGGAATGTATGGGCAATAGAATGCCGCCGCATCTGCTTCTGATGATCCTTTGTAACCAACAAGTACATCTGTACTGTCAGCCGCATAAGTGTCAACATATACTTTCATCGCACTGTTTAAAGTTCCAACGAATTTTTGGTTAGTTGGTGCTTCAAACGTACCTTCAGTTGTTCTTGCGAACGCTGAAGTTGTAGCAGACTGAAGTACTGTTAATGCTAATGGAGATACCACTGCAAAATTACCAGCACCACGTCTTGTGTTTTGTGCGATTTTGTTAGCCGCTCTGTTGATTAATACAGCCAAAGCCGCGTGTTCATCACCTACGAAAGTCGCAGTTCCTGATACAGCCGCTTGGTTGTATGTTCCAGATGATTGAGCACCTGCAAGTGATCTTAATGAAGTGATGATCTCTTGGTCGATTTCAGCAGTAATTTCTTGTGCTAATGCCGCCATGATTTCAGCCTCTACATCAATACCTTGTTGTGCTTGTGCATCTTGAGCAGATTCAAATGTCCATCTTGCTTGTAACTTACGAGTTTTTGCTTCAACTGTTTGTTTCAAGATTTGGATTGACATTGCTCTACCACCAGTACCTTCTTTAGTTGCTGTTGCATCACCTTTAGCAGTTGTTAAACTACCTGAGTATGCTTGAGCAATTTTGAATGGTGATAGTGCTTCTTCACCTGCCGCCGTGTCTGTGTTGATAGCAGAAGTGTCGTTTGTTGTTTCTGCGTATCTAACTCTTAGTGTGTGGATTTGACCAACTGGGCCAGTCATTGGTTGAACTCCAACCAATTCGTTAGCGATTACAGTAGGCATAACCCTTCTGATCACCGGTAGGATCACTCTGTTTAAAGTAGCAACGTTACCTGCAGATGTAGCACCTGCTGTCGCAGACTCTGAAAGATACTTTTTAGTATTTTCTAAAGTCGCTTCCATCACGGCTTTTTTATTGCCTGATAGACCTTCTAATAACGCACTCTTTGTGTCCTGCCAGCGAGTTTCTGTTAGTTCTGACATTGTTTGTTTTCTCCTTTTTTAGATACCCGCCAGTCTTTTTATGTCAACTAGATTTGAGTTGAACTGACTGCCGTTTACAATGTTAATTTGTTTGTCGCCTGTTACTTCTGTGCCTTCATTTAACGCCTGTTTTTTCGCTGGAGTCCTACCGTTTAATACAGCCGGTATGTACTTTTCGAATTGCTTTCGTAAAGCACCCGTCTGTACACTCTCCAGTAAGTTGTTCATTATATCTTTTTGTTCAGAGTTCAATGGTTTTGTTAACTCATTGATCACTTTTTCTCTCTCTGCCGCTTCTTTGATTTCTGCAATTTCTTTTTCTTTTGCTTCGATCATTTTTTGTTTCTCTTCGGCAGTCTTTTTCGCTTCTTCCGCCTGTAGTTTTGTAACATCAACTACTTTAAGAAGTTTGGCTGTTTCACTCTTTTCGTTCAAAAATGATTGTGTGTATTCTTGAGCGTAAGATTCAAACAGTCTGCGTCCAAAGTCATTTTTGCGAGCCGCATCGATGTCTTCTTTTAATGAGTTAATCTCTTGTTTAAGAGTTTTGCCCACTATTTCTGACACTTTTTCAGCACCTTTTTTCACAAAGTTACTTCTAACTTTTTCAAAATGTGCTTTCGCTTCTCTGATAAGACGTACTTTTGTTTCAGCAACGTCTTGTTTGTCTTTTTGAAATTCTGCGATTTCTTTAGACAGAGCTTCTACCACAAAGTCCTCAAGTTTAACAAAATTTTCTGCCATAACTTTTTGGTCTGAGTGTAGTTCAGCAATTTCGCCTTTAAGTTGTTCAAAAACGAATGACTTCAATTTGTCCGAGTGTTCACGGATTTGAGTAGCATACTTCACTTTTTCTTCAGCAAGTGCTTTCTTGTCTTCCGCAAATTCTGACATTTCTGCTTCGATTCTTTCTGATACCATTTTGTCAACAGCGTCAGTTAAATTTGCCTTGTCGTGTTCATACTTCTCAGCAAATTCTTTACGAAGATCAGCAGTAGCCGCCAATTTGTTTTCTTCAACTTTTTGGTTCCATGCTTGTTCGATTTCTGCTCTGATCTCTTCCGAAATTGCTTGGTTTTCAAAAAGTGATTTCAGTGCTTCTAACATTTACATTTCTCCTATTTAGATTGGAGTTTTCCAATTATGTTTATTAGTTGTTCTTTTAGATATTTTTGTGCCTTTGTGTCCCTTGCTGTGTTAAATGCTTTCATACCACCTCTTGTATTCATTAGATGTTCGTAGATTGGCTCAGGATATGCTCCTGGCGCCGATGGTTGAGCTACGATGTCTACAGTGATAATTTCAAAATCTGATACTTGTCCGGATCCGTCTTCTTTAACGTTACCTGAACCCCTACTAGACACACCCAGTTTAACTCCGCTTTCCAGCATTGTTTTAACCAGTTGTCCCATAGGGGTTGGTAATATTTTTAATTTTCCGTATCCGTTCGGTCCGTCCATCCACATTTCATTTACCATGTGGCTGACACGGTCTAGGTTAATATTAAGTCCTTCTGGATGGTCGACTTCGCCTAACACTGAGTATCCACCAGTGATCTGGTCGTTAAGTGTGCTGACAGCCCTTTGGATTTCGTTAACAGGGTACACTCTCTGGTTGGCGTTTTTAACACCTCCCTGAATGCAGATTCCCTTCATGTAAAGGGATTTACCGTTGTGCTCATCCTTAGTCTCGACGACTATACCTGCTTGGTCGAAAGTCAGCGTCTCACGTAGTTGTAACATCCGTTGTCCTTATACTACCTATTATTAACTGCCAATTGTTGACTTCGCAGATTTGTCGTCTTCTACGTTAGTCTTGGCCTTTGGTGCCGCAGTCAATTTTGCTTTGCCACCTGGTACATTGATGTTACCTGCATTCTCTTCTTTAGGAGCAGGTGCTTTACCACCTTTTTCCTCACCGCCTTTAGCGATGTTAGAAGCAGTTCCACCCATGTCGTTTTTACCAGCAACTGGTGATTTAGATGAATCTGAACCGTCAGTGTGTGATACACTTACTTTGTTCACATATTCTCTAATTTCTTCACTTGCTGTTTTTGGTGCATTGCTTTTTGACTCAACTGCTGGTTGGTCACCAAGTTCAGGAGCAACTTCTACAGTTTCTCCCTCTGCATCTTGACTTACGAATGCTTCGTCTTCTTTCTCTTCGTCGCCTTCAGCGTCATCAGAGTGATCGTCGTCACCTTCGCCCTTGTCGCCCATCATTTTTTCAAATTCGGCTTTAAGGTCGTCAATTGCATCTTCTAGATCAACTACTCTGTCTTCGATTTCTTCTTCACCTTCTTCAGAGTCGTCGCCATTTTCTTCACCGTTTTCGTCACCTGCTGGCATTTCGATGTCGCCAACCATATCGTCAGTTGCGTCACCACCTGCTTCAACCGGTGCTACTTGTGATTGTTCTACGTCTAAGAAAGATTCATCAGTTGCTTCATCATCTTTTGACTCTTCTTCTTTAGTTTCTTCTTCTTTAGAATCGTCTTTTGATGCTTCTTCTACTGCTTCATCTTCTTTTGACTCGTCTGATGCTTTTTCTTCTACTTTGTCGTCTTCTTTTTTGTCTTCTTTAGACGCTTCTGTAGTTTCTTCATCTTTTGAGTCTTTTTTTGAAGTTTCGTCTACTTCGATATCTTTAATATCATCTTCTAATAGACCTTCATAAATTGATCTTGATTTTTCCACAACGATATCATGGAATATTTCTTCAGCCGCTGTTCTATCGTCAGCAACTAATTTTTCAAGCATTTGCTCGAATTTGCTTTTATCTGACATTATTTTTCTCCTATTAACGTTTTTGATAAGACTGTCATGTATTATTTATAGAACAGGACAAAAAATAGGTAGATAATGGGCCGATACAACCCATTTTGACGCCGATTTTATAGATGATGGCGTCTTTTGAACTCTTGCACAGTGATTTCACTGTAATTTGTATATTTTTTAAGGTCTTGGGCCTCAAAAACATCAGTGCCTTCCGGTACTACTCTTATATATCTCTTCTCAGGATTCTTCTGTAATATAATGCTGGTTTGACGATTCCAGTTACCATGATAGGTGGCCACATCTGAATTCTTTTTGTAGTTGGGTGTGTCTCCGAATATGTTGTTCAGTTTGCCCTGAGGTGTTCCTGTGAAGTCGAAACCCAACAAATACAGCAGTTGGTGTCCGTTTTTGGATGCTAACCACAGTGCTGTGGGTCCTGATGACCATCCTAGGCTGGGTTCAAAGAAGTTTAGACCTTTATACTTTTTATATGCTCTATTAGGATTGGTCCAAACAGGCATATTCAGTTGAGCACCTGCTGTGCAGATCTCATTGATCATCTTGGCATCCACTGCCACCAGATAGTCTGGTGTAAATGTTCTGTAGACTGCGTTGCAGGCATATACTTTTCCCAATGGTTTGAGTGGCTCCAATGGAACAGGCTTACGACTGAGACCATTGCCCAATACAAAAGCAACGGACATCTATTATACCTCTGGTTGATTAGCGGCGCCGTACATCTGTCTCACAAATTCTAATTCTTTATGCTGTTCTTCTTTGTGAAATTCTCCGGCTTTTCTGGCTTTATTAATCTGTTTAAGAGTTAATCTTGTTTTGCGTGTGTCATCAAGATTCATAATTGATTGATCTTCTGTGGGATCATACTGTTTTTGCTCACCAGGCTGAGTGGTGATTTGATCATAATAGAATAGTTCACGCAATATCATAAAATTATTTATACTTAGGCGCCCGGAGTTGGAGTTCCGCCACCTGCTGTTCCACCACCTGTTGGTGGAGTTGTGCCTGCGTCTGGTTCGCCTGCTGTTTCTTCCGGTTCTGCCGCATCTAAATCTGCTTGTATACCTGCTGTACTAACTCCTGCACTTCTTAATTCTGTTGCAGATGTGGTTGGTTTAGCCTGTACACTGTCATCGTTTTCTTCTCGCCATAATCTTTCATTCTCAGCCATCTCTTCTGGAGATAATCCTAAGAATCTTGATAGAGCATAACGTTTGCTCACAAATGGTACACCAGCAATCTGAGTGTATGTGGAAATTCTTTGATTGTCCACTTCTGATTGTCTGTAAGAAGCAAAGTTCATTGGTGGTTGAAACTTGATATCAAACATCGCTGTGTCAATGTTCACACCTTTTTCTATTAGATAACGTTTGAACTCTTGATTGAATTCATCCGATACCAAATTTTGTAATCTTTCACAGTATTTGTTGAATCTTAATTCTTGAATGTATGCTGTGCCTACTCTACCATCATTATATTGACTGTTGGAATCGTCTGCACCTGTTGGCAAATACGAACTTGGAATACGTAAACCTCTTAATAATTTGTTTGTAAAGTATTTCAAGTCATCAATTTCACCTAGATTAGTACCGCCTGGTAATGTTTCAACTTTAGATCCTCTACCTTCTGCTGTTTGTGGGAAGAAGTAATCTTCATTGATTGAAAGCGGATTGTAACTTGAATCAATTACGTTGGTACCACCGCCTGTTGCTGATGGAATACGTCTTTGATGGATCTCTGTTTTAACTCTTTCTACAAATTGCATTGCCAAGTGTGATGGCATATTACCCACGTCGATGTAGAACACACGTCTTTCAGGTGCTCTTTGTACACGATAGATAATAATTGCGTCTTCTAGTAATTCTTTTTGTTTGTAAACTTTAAAAATACTTTCAAGCAATGAATTACCAAATGGAAAATTGTTGTCCAAGCCTTCACTTAAACTTAAATGCATGATGTGTTCAGCATCTACGGCAATTTCTCTCATGCCTGTGGCAAATCTTGTGCCAGGAGAGTCCATTGCTCCTGTGCCTGTCATGCCTCTAACACCGCCTGTTAAGTATCCTGATCCACCGCCTGTAACATTACCTGTTGTTTGAACTGGAGTTGTGGCTACTAGATTTCTAAAGTTAAAGTTGATGTCTTTTACCACATACTGCTCAGGAGTTTTACCTGTGCTTTCGTTCACAATAATTTTAGAAACTTTAGTTGCATCCACATAAAATAATTTTTTAGTTTCTGGATCTCTAATAAAGAATGCATCTCCGTATTTGAATACGTTACGAATAATTTTAAAAACTCTTTTGCTTAGGTCATTTAATTTGCACCATTGTTGTAGATACTGTTCAATGATCTGTATTTCTGTGTTGGTTGCTTTTTGTCTGTATTCAAATTTAAATGGTGTGCCGTTCTGCGTGTTGTTCTGTGTGCAGAATTCTGCTAGAATATCCAATGCCGCATTCACTTCAGAATCAAGATCCATCACATTGTATTGTCCGTAACGTTCTATTCTGTTTGGAGCACCGCTGTACACATCTGGAAGATATGATGAGTAGTTGGATTTTGCTGGTCCTGGCTTGCCGCCTATTCCACCACCTAAAGGTGAAAACATTCCACCTGTTGCGCCTTCAACTGGCACTTCTGTAAAAAACTTTTTCCAACTCATTATCCGAAATTCTCCGCTGTGTCTTGTGTTGCTTGTGAAGTGATTCTACTGTAACGATTATTATCGTTCATTGTCATTAAAATCTGTTCCATAGTGTTATTTAACCTATCCAATTTATCACCTGTTGAACTTGATGATGCTGTGATTGTGCCTGTCATTCCGCTTCTTAAACTTGTCATTGCATTTCCTAAGTTCTCTAAACTGTTAGCATACATATCTATTTTGTTTTTGTCAAGCTCATCTAGTGTTTTATTCAAGTTTTTGGCAAAGTTTTCTGGTCCTGAACCAAAAATTTTACCAAAGAAGCCTGTGACCGCACTGGCTGTGGTTCCAACACTCATAACTGCCATTGCTCCTGCCAATGCTGTGGAACCTTTGGCAACTGCCATTAAATTTTTACCGTCTACTTCTCCAACTGCGCCTAGACCCGACGCAAATTTTTCTAATGCTCCGCCCATCAGCCAAGTTGCCGCGGCTAAACCTGCACCTATAATGGCAATTGATGCCGAAAATGCTGTGGCACCTATCACAGTTTGAGGATTAGCAAAGGCTTTCAATCCTCCTGCTAAACCTTTCATGCCTGCGCCTGCACCGCCTAGCAATCCGCCTGCACCTGCGCCTGCTTTACCTAATATGCCTGGACCTCCGCCTCCACCTCCCATACCTGGAAGGTATGACATTAATTTTTTTCCACCTTTAGCGGCTACGCCTACTCCTGCACTTGCCAATTTACCAGTGTACATGGTTGCGAGCACTGCCGTAACTGCACTCAAGCCTGTACCAAACGCTCCTAATTCTTTTTTTAGAAAATCGAAAAAACTTACCAACTGCTCAATAGCAGAGGCTAGTAATCCTATTGCAGGATTAAGCATATCAACAATAGGAGCCAACAATGCTTGAAAGGCAGTTCTTAATCTTTGAGTTGATTTGTCAAATAGTAGAGCACTTTTTGCGCCAACTTCTTGTGCTTTCACTTGTTCTTCAGTAGCCACTTCTAAATCGCCCAATGCATTTTTAAATCCTATTGTTTCAAATCTCACGTCAAAGAAGTCCACACCCAATTGTTTCAATTGAGCATAACGTTGTCTTTCTTCTGCTGACATCTGTGCAGTTTCATTTGCCGCACCTTGGAATACTTTCATTAACTGTTGAGCTGATCCCGATTCACCTCTTGCCAAACCATGTAAGGCTTCTCTCATACCATCGATTGCCATGATACCTGCTTCTCTGGCATTGGTTGCCACACCGTCTGTAGCAATTAAATTTCTAATGCTCTGTTCCATTTCTTTTGAAACATTACCTGTCATTGATAAAGCACTGTTGATTTCTCTTTGTTGTTTTTGACTCATGCCTGCCAATTGTAAACTTAATCTTGCGTCCTTGGCACGTTCTTGCATTTCTTGTTGAAGTGCTTGTCTGTTTTTACCTGTCAGTCTTGATAGTAAATCTAAGTTGTTCAAATAATCTGCAGTTTCACTAGACAGTTCTCGTTCTGTCATTGTTTGTGTTCTACCTAATTGTGTTTGCAGTTCTAAATATTCTGCGGCGCCGGTGGCTATCTCTTGCATTGTAAAACCTAATGCTGAAAATTTTTCAAATGTTTCGCCTTGTGCTAAATCTTTTAATGCGTTGGTAAATCTTTTTACACCCACGCCTGTTGTTCCACCTAACAGAGCAAGATTACCGCCTGCTTGAGTTATAGCATCAGTCAGTTGTCCCATAGTCAATCCAGTTTCTCCTGCCGCTATTCTAAGATCACTGATGCTCTGTCCTGCTGTGCCGCCTATCTGAGAAATTGATCTATAAAAATCTACGTTTTCAGAAAGTCTATCAATCAAATAACCCAATGTGTCGCCAAACGCTTCTCCCACAGTACCAAATTGCTCGCCTACCATTCTTGCCGACGATCCCAATCCTGCTAGGTTTGTTGTGACTATGCCTATTCCTATAGACAGTGTGTTGTTGACTTTTTGTAATCTAGTTAATCCTTGTTCGGTATCTTCCAATTCTTCATTAACATCTTGCAGATAAGATGCCATGGTTTTCATTTCTTTGGCAGTTTTGCCTGTAGCCTGTGCTACCGCTTTCATTCCGGTGTCGCCGCCCAGTGCTTTTACCAATGCTCTTAATGTGGTTTCGGTGGCAACTCCTGATTGGCCAATGCCTTTTGCCAGTGCTTCCAGTTGATCTCTATCTAATTCTGCCATGTTACCAAAATGTATTTAAATCCAATCATTATGTACGCACTTAATCCACTTCACTAAATATGAGTATATTAAGAACTATTAAAACTTTGTTCTTGTATTTATTGGAGATAAAATGAGCGAAATTCAACCAGGTCCAAGTAATCCTTTAAAAAAGTATTACAGACAACCTAAACAATTTATTAGACTGCCCAGCGGATACAAATACTATCCACAAGGATCTATTGAAGTGGGCGAGTCAGGAGAAGTGGCTGTGTACCCTATGACAGCCAAAGACGAACTAATTTTTAAAACACCAGACGCATTGTTGAACGGTGAAGCCACAGTGACTGTGATACAGAGTTGTGTGCCAGCCATCAAAAACGCTTGGCAGATGCCCAGCATCGATGTTGATGCTTGTTTGATAGCAATACGTATGGCAACCTATGGTACCACAATGAATGTGCCCATCACAGTTCCAGGCACAAAGATAGAAAAAGACTATCAATTGGATTTACAAGGCACATTGGACAAATTACTATCAGCACAATATCAAAGCACAGTGTTTGTGGGCAACATGGAAGTTACCACACAGCCATTGAGTTACGATCAATTCAGCAAAATGGCAATCAAAAGTTTTGAAGAAGCACGTGTGCAAGAACTTATCAGAAACAATGAAATGACTGATGAGGAAAAACTTCAACGATTCCAAAGAAGTTTGACCAAACTGACAGATTTAAATGTGAGCATGGTGTCAGACACAGTGGCATCGATAAAAGTAGACGGACAACTGGTCACAGACAAAGCGATGATCAAAGACTTTATAGAAAATGCTGAAAAGAATTTTTTCCAAAGCATACTGGATCATTTAGAAATTCAAAGACAGGCATTTGCATTGCCAACAATCACAGTACAGTCTAGTGAAGAAGAGCGTAAAGAGGGAGCACCAGAGGAATATCAAATTCCAGTACAGTTCGATACTGCAAATTTTTTCGCCTAAAGATATCAACACTGCCGATTTCTGACATTATCAAACTTACCACAGACATGGAGAACGAAGTTAAAAACTTCAAAGCAGAACTTGCCAAAATTGCTTGGTTCATGCGTGGCGGAGTCACCATGGACGAACTGTATGGCAGTTCACCAGAAGACCGAGAAGTGATGACCAAGGTGATCAAAGACAATCTAGACACTGCCAAAAAAACAGGACAACCGTTCTTTTAACAGTGTACTCCACATAATATAAAGTATCAAATATTCTGCATCTGTGGTGCCTACAAGCAAATAGCATCATTTAATATTTTTTTTATACATTTAAATAAATCTTGTATGCAGATATACACACAAATTGTCCGCCCATCGGAGTTGGATGAAGATGACCTGTGGATTCCATGTCTTAAGACATTCCCAGTAAAACATTCGCCAGCGGCGGAACAACCACTCATCATCACACACATCGAAGCAGTGAATCACTATGCTCACAGTGTTGCCAAACTGTTGGACCAGAAGGTGTATGCAGTGGGATCTAAAACCTATGACCGACTCGTAGAGGCGGGCTTCGCGGAAAAAAATATTCATTGGAGACATCGTGCGGACGAACTCAAACTGCGTTCAAAAGAAATAGGACCAATCACTTGGCTCCGTGGAGACAAGTATGCACGAGATTTTTCACACCTACCAGAATGCACAGTGATACAGACATACGAATCCAAACCAGATCCAGATGCCATCAGACAGATATTAAAATTAGAACCAGACGTGATACACGTGTATTCAGATGCAGTGTTAAAAGAATTAGAGATTAGAAATTGGAGTCATACCAAACTGCGTCATGTAACATCAGCAGATCCTGATAAGAGTTTGTGGTTGGACTGTGAATCATTTGATCCTAGTGTTTAAGAACGACTGCGTCGTTCTGCTTTTCGCTCACGCTCAAGCATTTAAACAATCACATAACGAAGTTATGTCGTGCATCATGCAGATAGTTGATCCATACTTCACCCAGCAACGGGTAAAGTATGTTGCTTCATGCGAGATGAGCCTACCATTGTGTGAGAGGAAATTCCTTGCGGACGGAAGCGGTGACCCGCCAACTCCCTATTCCAGACTTCATTAGTCACGGGCAACTGACCCACCCTTCACAAACAAAGTGATCAGTTGTGATGTTGTATCTTTTTCACAGAGCATCTTCTTTTGTGCCTTAGTTAGCACTTGACTTGCAACTCAGGATTCACCCAACGTCTTATCGACTGCATTTCCTGGATCCGTAGATCAGTTGTGTTGCTATGTTATGCCTTGTTGTACTTTTTTAATTCTTCTTTAAGGATTCGGGAACCTCCTACCCTGACATTGATGATGCCATTGTAGTAGTCGTCGGATTCTAGTACTCGTCTTTCGAACTGTTCTCGAGCCTCGAGATAACTCATTACGCCTCTTGATTTGCAGATGTACAGTATTTCCCTTGTGAATTTGTCTTCGCCTAATTGTGCCACGTCAGCAAGTAGATGATCTGATGAACCCCAATAGTCCTTCCAGTCCGATTCCACCTTGCTTCTACGTTTGTTTATCCTGCCCTTGAGAGGCGGACGTGTCTTCTTGAATTTCGCTAGTTTTTTACCCACATACATTTTACCATTGGTTGTATTTGTAATAAGATATACAAATCCTTCGCAGTCTTCTGGCAGTGTGTCGAGTGTTTTACCTTGATAAGTCCATGGCATGAACTTACTTACTGATTATTTTTTTTGCTGTTGCTGTTTTTGAATTCGTGATGTTTTATATTGGTCTTCCAGCTCTTTACGTCTTTGACGTGCCAAAATTCTAATTTCCGCGAGCGCCTTTCTGGCGGCTACTTTGGTAGCAAGGCTTCGCCTTTCAGCAAACTTTTCGTTTGCCTTGAAGTATGCCATGTATGCTTTGGTGAGTTTATCGTGAGTATCATCTTGTATGGTCATAAGTTTCCACGTCGTTAGCATATGCTGTGAAGCCGTTTTCTTTGATCACCTTCAACACATTGTTCACACGTCCTATTAATTCATCCTTGTGACTGATTAAGAATATGTTTTTGCCTGATTCTCTGCTCATTTTCTTAAGAATAGCCAGAGCACTTTCAACACCTGCTGAATCCATACCAGAATCTATCAATTCATCCAAGAACAGCAAGTTGATGTTTTGATACAAGTTTTCCCAAACATCTCTAAATGCAAAACTTAAACCCAATATCAATCTATTACGTTCACCTCTGCTCAAATTATCAAAATCTAATTCTTGACCCAGTTGTGTGATCTCCACACTCAAATCATTTTTAAATGTGACCAAGTGTGGAAGACCCAATTGATCCAAGTAGTGTGTCAACCTGTTGTTCAAGAAGGTTAAGTTTTGATCAATTATCTTTTTCCTTATGAAGGAATCTTTGTTTGTAAGCAGTTTATACAAAAATTCTTGATGTTCTTTTAATTTTTGTAGTGCATTGGCAGTGTCCCAATTGATTTCTTGTACTGCTTGATTTTTTAATTCTTCTATCTGATCCAAATATGGATTAGTTTCTTCTTGTTTGTTGTTCAATGCTGTTTTGATAGATTCCACATACTGTCTGTGATCATATGCTTCTTTTAATGTGTCATAATATGTGTCCGGTCTTTGTGTCAAATCTCCCACAGTTTTTATATCTTTAAGAGTGGCTTCTAATTGATCTGCCAATTCCATCACATAACTGTTGGCTTCACCATATTCTTCTTCTAATTTTCTCTGCATTTCTTCAATTTTATCTTGAGGCAGATTCTGTCCACACGCATAACACGTGGCTTTGTGATTTAATTTTTCTAAATCTGTGTGCAGTTTTTTTGCTGTTTTGTCTGCTTGTTCAATGGTTGCTTCCAAACCAGCACGATCTTTTTGTAATTGTCTCAATGCATCATTTAATTTTGTCCAGTCATCCAGTTTTTGATGTGCTTCTAATTCATTGTCAATGTTAATTGCTTCTAATTCTTTTAAATTCTTTTTTAATTTTTCAATGTCTGTGCTGTTTTGATTTTGCCAAGCACTGCTTTTATTTTGTAAACTGTGTATTGTTTCTTCCACTTTTTCATTGGATATTTTTATTCCTTCTAAACGTGCGGTTTCTAATGCTATATCTTCTTTTGTGCTTTTGATGTGAGTTTTCAATATCTCTGCTTTTTCAGACAGCAGTTGTATTCCTAACAGTTGTTCGATAATGTCCTGTTGTTCGTTGGCGTGTAAACTTAAGAATGGTTGTGTGTATGTGTTCAACGCCACAATGTGTTTGAACATCTTAGGATTCATTCCAATCATTCTGTTCAAATCTTCCTGTGTTTTACGTGAATCTCCTTGACTTACATCTGAAAGTTCCTGTTCTTCCTCGTCAATAAAATATTTCATCACGTTGGGCTTTCGACCACGCTCTACTTTATAATTCTTACCGTCTTTTTCAAATGTGATTGTGACCAACATATTTTTACCGTTGGTTTTGTTTACAAGATTGTCTTTACGTATTTTTGTGAGTGCTTCCCCATACAGTGCATAAGACAACGCATTCACAATGGTTGTTTTACCTGTACCATTACGTGATCCTGCATCATCACCACCCATGTCTAGGTTTTCACCCAATACCAATGTTAACAGTTTTTGCTGAAAGTCTATGGCTTGGGTTTGATTACCCACACTCATAAAGTTTTTAACTGTAAGTGTTTTAATTACTATCATTGTTTAAATCTCTAAATATTTTTAGCAACACTGCTTTATCATAAGCATCTGATTCTATGGTTTCAATTTCTTTGGACACAATCTGATCTACAGATTCAAACTTTGTGATATCCAATTCTGTATTGATTTCCTCATCTTTTTTGCTTGGAATCAATGTGATTTCTCTACAATCATAATCCTTCATAAAAGTTTCTTTGATATAACTGGCTTCTTCAAAACTGATATCAATATCCAATGTGACTCGCAAGTGCATCTTGCTTTTCATTATTTCTTTTGTTTTGTCTAACAGTGTGCTTAATTTCACATTTCTATACTTGGGACAGTTTGGCCAATTGAAATACACAGGCTCTTTGTCGTGTTCCAGTATCATCATGCCTCGATCATCATCATCTACATCTGCGTAATTGTGTGGAAAAGGATTACCCAAGTAATGGATATTGTTTTTGACCTGTCTTTTGTGGAAGTGTCCAGAGAACACATATTCTTGATTGACAAAATCACTGCCTCGCAGTTCGCCTGTGTCAGGCATTTCCACCATGGCATTCATAAAAAAGTTTGGCAATTCAAAGTGCCCAAACATATATTTGCATTTCATTTTACCCACTTTTTTCCATTCATTGCCTATTAACCAAGGCACCATCACCACATCATCTATCTTTGTGATCTCGTTCACCATGGTGATACCTGGAATAAATCTTCCAAACTCTGTGGACTGAATGTCTCTGCTGTCTTTGTAGTATAAATCGTGATTACCTGGAAAGAAATAAAAGTTTTCAAATGCTTTGCCTAACTTTTCTAAACATCTAATGGAAGCATCCATAGTGGTTATGTTCACACTGTTTCTGTTGTGATGCCAGTCACCGCAAAACATTCCTGTTTCGCAACCATGCTCCTTGGCTAGAGCAATGTACCAATCGATAAATTCTTCGCAATCGTCGTTGTGTAATTTTGAATTGGATTTCAATCCAAAGTGTATATCGGTAAACACCGCTAATTTCTTGAACAAAATAATCTCCTACTTTCCTATAGAATAAACGAAAAAGTTGTATTTGTCAACTCTATTTTTTACGTTTGTTAACCGTTTTAGTTTTCGGTGCAGGTTTGGTTGCTTTGTGAGGCATAGATGCGTCTCCAGAAGTTTGTCTGGTCATACTAGGCATCATGTTGTTCAATTCTAAAATGTCATCTCTTATGTTTTGATTTCTTTTTTCGATATTGATTATTCTCACAAATGAATTGGTCACTGCCGCTGTGTAATAAGCAAATGGATTGTTAGATTTGGATTCATCAAACTGTAAACCAATCTGTGCCAATTGCAGTATGGCTTGTCCCTGCATTTCGTCATTGTACGTGTAACCTCTCACGTTACCTCTGGTACCATATCGTTCACACAGTTTCATCCACATTTTTGCCAATTCGTTGGTGGCTTTGCCGGCTTCTTTGTTAAAACGACCATTCTGCATTCCACCTTCCCAATGACTTTTGCCCACACAAATCAAATTGCCTTTTCTATCATATTTCCAATGCTGAAATGGAGGAAAGTTCACTTTGATCTTGCCATCTGCCACTGTTTTAGGATTTCTTTTTCTGCCAGGTTCATCTGGCACGTGCTCATAGGTCATCACTCTGAACACCAGATCATCCTTGTCTATTTTACGATAATCTATCTCGCATTCGCTCAGTTTGGTCTTGG